GACTAAAGAAGATGCTGTAACCACAGGATTCAGTGAAGAGCAAGTGATCCAGGCTGCACAGAAAATGGCAGGAGATGAGAACACAATCATCTTTGAGATGCAAAGTCGTGATGATCCAATGCAGTTGTTAGACTATGTAAGGTTAGCCTCAACAGTATACGGAGCACAGTACATCTTTATAGATCACGTTCAACGACTAGCCTACCTATCAAACTCTGGTGTTGATGCGGCTACAAGCACACTCACTACCCTTGGTTCAAGGATGGCACAACTTGCAAAAGAACTTAACATTGGTGTTGTGTTTATCTCTCAGGTCAATGACGATGGACGTACCAAGTACGCAGCTTCACTTGAAGAAGAAGCTATCATCTGTATTAAACTTAACAGGGATACTGAATCAGATGATGAGATAGAAAGAAATACAACTCACTTTATTGTTGATAAGAACAGACCGTTTGCAAAGCTAGGCAATGCAGGTTCAGTCTACTACGATCCTGAAACTACCGTCTTAGAAGAAACGGTTTGGCAAGGATGAGGATAGTAGTCAGTGACATAGAAACAAATAGTCTTGAGAACAGTGACAAGCTTTGGATTTGTGGTGGTAAGGATCTTAGCACTGGTAAAATATCTAGGTTTGATAACTGTCATGAAGATGCTGTCGCTAGAGAAGAAGCAATCAAATGGTATGAGTCAGCAGATCTAATTGTTGGTCATAACTTCTTACAGTTTGATGCACCTATGCTTAACAAACTTCTTAAACCAAAACTTATTAACCCTTACAAGGTATTGGATACTCTTATTATAAGTAGGTTAGTTGACTACGATATTGACATACCAAAGGGAGCTAAGTTTCCCCACAGTCTACAAGCTTGGGGTATTAGATTAAACAAACATAAAGGAGATTTTCATGAGTTTGATAGATTCAGTATTGAAATGGTTGACTACTGGTATCAAGACATCGAGGTTACACATTCTTTGTATGATCACTTCAACGATATTATTTGGGGTTCTGATTGGAATAAGTCCATAAGGACTGAGCACGATGTACAAATAGAATTAGTTCGTACACAGTACTACGGTTTTCACTTTGACAAAACTAAAGCAGAGTTCTTACTCAACTCAGTAAAGACAAAGATGAAAACATTAGAGGAACAATTCCAAGTAGACTTCCCACCTAAACTAACTGAGGTTAATCGTATTAAGTACCGACTAAAGAAAGATGGTACGGAGATGGCAACAGTTACTAAAGCCAAAGACAAGTATGCTCTTACAAGAATTGAGAACGAGGACTTTGTGTGCTCTGATTGGATTGAGTTTAATCCTGGATCTTCTAAAGATAGAATAGATGTGCTGTGGGAAGCAGGGTGGAAGCCAGTTGATAAAACTAAAACAGCTATAAACTTTTCTCGTAAGAAGGTTGGTGATCCTTACGGCAAGTCTATAGTCAGTATGACTCAAGAGTTTTACAATCAAAAGAAGTCTGACCTTGATCGTTATGGTTTTACTGTATCAGAGACAAACCTCAGTACGCTTCCAGACGATGCACCTACAGGAGCTAAAGCTCTAGCACAGTGGCTGACACTAGAGGGTAGACGTTCATCACTGGTAGAGTGGATAGGGCAGTGTGGTGAAGACTCACGTATTCATGGTAGGATAAATAACATTGGAGCATGGACAGGACGGTGTGCTCACAAAGATCCTAACACTGCTAACATATCCTCTCCTTTTCATGGTCAACCTAAGTCAGCAGTTGATGAAGTTAAGAAACAATTTGACGTACACCTACGTGCTTGTTGGACTGTACCATCAGGTTCTTGGCTAGTAGGTACAGATGCTGACGGTATTCAGCTGCGAGTCTTGGCTGATTATCTTTGGAGAAAGTTTGATGCTGATCAATATGCACAAGCTATCATGGAAGGTAAGAAAGAAGACGAGACTGACATTCATAACCTTAACAAGAAAGCTTTAGATGTACCAAATGGTACTAGAGATATGGCAAAGACTTTTATTTATGCTTGGCTTCTAGGGGCAGGGGTAGCAAAGACTGCTCAGATTCTTAAAGTAAATACACAAGAAGCTCAAGCTGCACGTACTCGTTTTGAGATGAGCATTGACGGTTTATATAATCTTAAGAATCAGTATGTACCTAGAGTAGCTGAACATGGATGGTTCAAAGGATATGATGGACGAAAAGTTCCTGTACCCAATGCTCATAAAACATTAGCAGGTATATTACAAAACGGTGAGTCTTGCCTAATGAAACACAGTTTACTTAGGTGGCACGACAGAGCTAGAAAACAAGGACTCAAGTTTAAAATGGTAGGATTCATTCACGATGAATACCAAGTTGAAGTAATAGGAACAGAAGAGGAGGCAAGACTACTAGGAAAAATACAATCAGAATGTATGTTAGAAACTGGTGAAGACTTAGGGTTTAAGATACCAACACCAGGTTCTTTTGACATCGGAAAAAACTGGGCAGAAACCCATTGACATGTAAAGTTAGTGCACTTATATATGGACATATAGATTAGAAGGATGCTAAAATGGCTACAACAAAAATAACTATCGAAGGAACTTTGGATTGGGCTAAAGTTTTTGAACATAATCGTGACAAGGCTTCATTCCATGAAGAGACAGACGGTGCTTACAAAGTTACTGTGACTATGGATAAAGACAATCTAAAGAAATTAAAAGAAGCAGGTTGCTCACGGACAGAGAAAAATGTGGACGGTGGATTTCAAGTAACTTTTGATAGACCACACAAGGGACGTGAAGACTGGATGGGTGGTCCACCAGTTGTAGCAGACATTACTGGTAAACCTTGGAATATAGAAGACAAAGGTGTAATTGGTAATGGAAGTAAAGGTTTAGTTCAACTCTCTATTTTTGATTCTAAACCTCGCAAAGGTACACGGCTTGAAGGTGTACAGGTCACAGAGCATGTGGTCTATGAAACAGAAAAGACTAACACCTCTATGTTTCAAGACCTCTCTAAGAGTCCTGAGGTTCAATCCTCCCAAGAATCTCAGGACTCTATACCATACTAGTAGTGTGGTAGTTTTCATATTTACCTCCAACTCCCCCACCTTTAATTCCATTTCGGTGGGGGTTTTTTTACAGGATACCTAATGCCAAATATAAAAAACCTAATAAAAGATATGGAAGAAACTATTCAAGGATTAAAAGGATGGGATCACATAGTAGGTTTACGTATGGGAGATTCAATTGCAAAGGCAGCACTTAATAGATTTGGTAAACCTCAGAAACCTCGTGGGTATTTATCGTTCTCTTCTATAGGTAGTCCATGTAAAAGAAAACTATGGTATAAGATTAACGATCCTTCATCAGCTAAGTTGGTATCTCCTTCAGACTTACTGAAGTTCTTCTACGGTGATATGATTGAGGAGTTAATCCTCTCTATCGTCAAAGTCTCTGGTCACGACTTAGGAGGACAACAGGATCGTATGTTCATCAATGGATTGGCAGGGCATAGAGATGCGGTCATTGATGGAATGACGGTGGATGTAAAGTCAGCATCTCCTTACTCATTTAAGAAATTTGCTGAAGGAAGCTTGAGAGAGAATGATCCTTTCGGTTACATTAGTCAGCTTAGTTCTTATGTGTACGCAGCCAAGGACGATCCACTCGTAACCGACAAAACAAGAGGAGCTTTTCTTGTTGTTGATAAAGTAAACGGTTCATTATGCTTAGACATTTACGATTTCTCAGAAGAGCTAGAACACAAAGAGAAAGAAGTAGATAAGGTAAAGAGTATGGTTAAAGGTAGTATACCTGAACGTGGCTTTGAACCTGTACCTCAATCAAAGACAAGTCCTAACACAAAGCTTCACCCTTCTTGTGGCTTCTGTGACTTCAACAAGAAATGTTGGCCTGAAGCTAGGAGATTTGTTTATGGGAATGGTGATGTTCTTCTGATAGATGTGGTTAAAACACCAAATGTCCCAGAGGATTTTACATACAATGAGCAAACGGTATAGGGCATCAGCACTTAAGGCAGGGTATCGCTCTGGTTTTGAAGATGATGTAGCAAAAGAGTTACGATCCAAAGGAATTAAGTTTACGTATGAAAAAGAAAAGATCAGGTGGGTTGACTTAAAAGTAAGAACGTATACACCTGACTTCGTTTTGTCCAACGGTATCATTATAGAAACCAAGGGACGATTTGTAGCAAACGATAGACGTAAGCACAAAGAAATATCAAAACAATTTCCTGATTTAGATATTCGTTTTGTTTTTCAAAACAGTAGAGCAAAGTTATATAAGGGTGCTAAGTCTTCTTATGCAGACTGGTGTAAAAAGTATGGCTTTCAATACGCAGAGAAATCTATTCCTGACGATTGGACAAAAGAATAGATTGACGTAAGTGTTTCAGTCTATATAACTTGGAGGTTCATGTGTTGTTTGAGATAACAATGTTATTAGATGTAGAGCCTGAGGCAAACTTTATTGCTTCAGATAGTTTGAAGATGAGTGTTGAAGAAATAATTCGAGACACCATATATGATTTAGACGATGTTAAAATTATAGAGATACACGCAAAGGAGAAATAATGCTGACACACCAAGACTTAGAAGACATGGGATACTTTGATGCTTTCGAGGAGAATAAACCAATTAACCTAGAGGACTACGCTGAGTGGGTAGAAAACAAAATGATTACCTCTGGTGATAAAAGATTCTTAGAGAATACTATGGGTCTGAT